ACGACGCAGAGCTGGACTTTCTGACGGACAACGAGTGGCAAAGCGAGGTCTCTGAAGACTACGCAATGCTGTTTGTACAGGATTTGGCGCAGGTCGTCGCCGCTAGTGACAGGCTGCAGCCTTTAGGTTATTATGACGTGTATCCCCAAGACGAGTATGAAGCACTCGTCGTCAACCGCAAACGGAGACTGACCAATGGCGATGAAACCTCGTAAGATGATGCGCGGCGGCATGACCGAGACGCCCATGCCCATGAAGAAGGGCGGCGCCGCAAAGATGCCGGCAGCTTTGAAAAAAGCGATGGAGAAGAAAAAGATGATGCGCGGCGGCAAGGCCAAGAAGTGAAAAAGCCGCAGAAAAGCCTGAAGAAATGGAGCGACGAGAAGTGGGGCACAAAGTCCGGCAAGCCGTCGACCCAAGGCTCGAAAGCGACAGGAGAGCGTTACCTGCCAAAAAAGGCTCGTGACGCTCTCAGTCCCGCCGAATACGCTGCAACCAGCAAGGCCAAGCGAGAAGGCACTCGCAAAGGCAAGCAATTTGTGGCACAACCAAAGAAGATCGCAAAGAAAACCGCGAGGTACCGCAAATGAAGAAGCCTGTGCAGAAGAAGAACAAGGGCGGCAAGCTGTTGGCTATGCTTAGCCCTGCAGCAGCTATAGGGCAAAGCCTTAAGTCCGGGCGGGCCGAAGGCCTTCTTGGTATGGGGGGCGCTGGAGCGCTTATAAACCAAGATAAAAAGCGTGATCGCAAAGCCGATGGCCAAGTCGGACCGAGCGGACCGAGCGCGCCGACCGGCATGAAGGCTGGCGGCAAAGTCACACGCGGTGACGGAGTCTGCACCAAGGGCCACACAAAAGGTAAGATGGTGTAACTGATGGCCTCTGTCGTACCTGACATTGCTGAGCTGTTCGAGGAGGCCTTTGAGCGGGCCGGTCTCGAGATGCACACGGGCTACGACATGCGCACGGCGCGGCGCAGCCTCAACCTGCTGACGCTTGAGTGGCAGAATCGTGGCTTGAACCTGTTTACCGTGGCTTCGGGCACGATCACCATCGTCGAGGGGCAGGCCACCTATGACGCACCGTCTGACACGATCGACATTATCGAGCACCAGCTGCGGACCGGAACGGGCACAAGCCAGACCGACACCGCGCTGGAGCGCATCAGTGTCTCCACCTATGCCGCGCAGACCAACAAGGCGCTGACCGGGCGGCCTACGCAAATCTATATCGACCGGGGCCTTACAACCAAGGTCACGCTCTGGCCGGTTCCTGACGGCACGCAGGCTTACGAGCTGTTCTTCTACCGCTTGCGCGGCATTGACGGGCTCGCGTCTGGCGCCAGCGGTAGCGCTGCGATACCGAGCCGGTTTATCCCTGCGCTGGTGGCAGGTCTTGCGTTTGAGATTGCGTCAAAGAAGCCAGAGGCGGCCAGCCGGGCACTTGTGCTCAAGCAGCTTTACGAAGAGCAGTTCCAACGTGCCGCTGACGAGGACCGAGACAAGTCCTCAACATTCTTTGCACCGTTCTATCCGGGGGGTTTCTAATGCCTCAGTTCGCACGTGGTAGTAAAGCACTCGGTATTTGCGACCGCACAGGGTTTGTCTACAAGCTCAAGGATCTGGTCTACGAGACCAAGAACGGTACGCGCACGGGCTTTCGCGTGGGCAAGGACGTCGCCGATGGTGACCACCCTCAGAACTTTTTAGGCCGCCTGCGCATTAACGACCCTCAGTCGTTGCGCGAGCCTCGCCCGGACGTAAACCGTCTGGAGTCGGTTGGCCTGTTCGGCTGGCGCCCAGTGGGGCACCCAGAAGTCAAACTCACCGGTGCCGTTGGCACCGTCACCGTCGTCATAGGAGACTGATATGGCCGAAAAGAAAAAAGCCAAGCGTGCTAACCCCGTGGATCGGTCCTATCGACCGGTGGCGCGACCCAACCGCACCATTGATCTGACACCCAACGCCGAAGAAGGTGATCAGGTGTTTATCGGCAAGAAGAAGCCGAAGAAAATGGCGGCCGGCGGCATGGCCCGCGGCATGGGCGCTGCCACACGCGGTGGCAAGTTCACAAAGAACGGATAAGCCATGAACTATGCGGAGCTGAAGCAGGCTGTCATTGATTACACGGAGAATGACGAAAGCAGTTTCGTCACCAATATCCCGTTTTTCATCCGGCAAGCCGAAGAGCGCATCTTAAAACAGGTGCAGCTGAGCCTGTTCCGCAAAAACGCCACAGCGTTTACGGACGACGGAAACCCTTATTTGGCGGTCCCGCCAGACTTTTTGGCGCCGTACTCGCTGAGTTTCCGCACAGGTGTAAACGGCGCGAAGGAGTTCTTGGACTTCAAAGACACTTCGCTCTTGCAAGAATACACGCCCGCACAGTCGACGACCGGTGAGCCCCGGTACTATGGTCAGTTTGACGTGGAGTATTTTTTGCTCGCTCCCACGCCCGATGCGATCTACACAATGGAGCTGCATTACCTGTACCGGCCGCAGAGCATCACGGAGCTTGCCGACTCGGGCACGACGTGGTTGAGCACAAATGCGCCCATGGCCATGCTGTACGGATCTCTGATCGAGGCTTACATCTACATGAAGGGTGAGCAGACGTCATGGCGTATACAAGCGCCTTCAAGAGGCCCTGGCGGCATCAAGATGCTGGGCGAGGCCAAAGAGACGACGGACGAGTACCGCAAGGGCAGTCGCAGGGATAAGCCTGAGTTTGAGTTTAATCGACCTCGGCGCCGTAGGGGTTCGGACCACCAAGGCCGCGGCTTTAGCCGGAGGAGCTTGCGCAGCAGGCGGCCCAGAAGATTGTCAGCGTTTCGGAAACCGCGCACCCCGCACTGCGGGAGCAAGCCGTGGCGTTCCAAAAGCAGATCGCTGTCGTTGTCGAGCAGTACATGAAACAAACGGTTCGCAGTGACCGCACAACAGTGTATAATGCGCTGACAGTACGCAGGCCATCCCTGAATTTGGCCGAACTCATAAGGAGACTTTTGACATGGCTTTTACGGGCAACTTTCTTTGCACATCCTTCAAGCAGGAAATCCTGCAAGCTGTGCACAACTTTCACGACATCGACCGGCGACACGTTCAAGCTGGCGCTGTATAACAACAGTGCTTCGTTTACGGCTGCGACCACGGCCTACACGGCCACGAACGAGGTTGCGAACTCCGGCTCTTACGCTGCGGGCGGCGGTGCGTTGACCAACGTCACGCCCACGACGAGCGGCACCACGGCGTTCACGGATTTCGATGACCTGACCTTCACCTCGGCCACGATCACGGCGCGCGGCGCGTTGATTTACAACGACACCGCTGCTGGCGATCCAACCGTTGCTGTGCTGGACTTTGGTGCCGACAAAACGTCGACCGCCGGTGACTTCCAGATTGTCATGCCTACCGCTGATGCTTCGACGGCGATCATTCGCATAGCTTGAAGCACGCGGGGTGATCGGCCATGGCAAACATAACGGGCTGGAGCCGCGGCACATGGTCTGAGGGCGCGTGGAGCGAGGCCGTACCGGTAACGGTTACGGGCCTTTCTGCCACGGCCTCTCCGGGAACGCTTTCTGTTATTGGTGACTCGACACTCGCTGTAACGGGTCTTTCCGCCACGGCTGCCTCTGAGGGCGTCACAGTCCAGATCAATGCTGCCCCAGAACTTGTTGGTCTGGCGGCGGCTGGTGGCGTTGGCACGGTTGTTGCAACGGGCACGGCCCTTGTTACGACAACGGGGGTGGATGCCACTACGGCTGTTGGCACTGCTACGGCCGCTGCGGGCGCCGGTGCTGTTGCCACGGGGGTTGCTGCCACCGGCGGGGTCGGCGAGGTCACGTTCCGCGCTCTGGTCGCCGCTGTCGTCACCGGTGTCGAAGGTACGATGTCCGTTGAGGGCGTTACGATTGGCGAGGGCGCCGGTGTAAGCACAACGCTTACAGGCGTTGAGGGCACGGGTGCGGTGGACACGGTCATCGCGACAGGCTCCACCGCTCCAATCCTCACGGGTCTGGCAGCGACCGGGGACGTCGGCACGGTTACGGCCACCGGCATCGCTGTTGTTTCTGTGACGGGTGTGGCGGCCGAAGGCTTGGTGAGCTCGATCCGGCAGGACGCCTTGGTCTTCTTTGAGGGCTGGGGACGCGGCACATGGGGTCAGGGCGCATGGAGCCAGCCGGTTACGCTGCCGCTCGAGGCCACTGGTCAGGTCGGCGAGGTCACGACGCAGGTCAACCAGCGCATTCCGGTCAATGGTTTTGCGGTGACGGGGGCTGTTGGTTCTGTGGCCGTGACGGGCGGCACGGGGATCGACGTTCTGGTCACAGGGGTTTCCGCGCGAGGGCTCATCAGTCCGTGGGGCGTTCTGGTCTGGGGCCGCATTGTGCCTGATCCTGACACGGACTGGACTCCTATTGCGCCAACTCCCACAACAGTCTATACTGAGATTCAACCGTGACCCGGATATAAGGGCGACCTATGGCTAGTACATATACCGTAAATACCGGCATCGAGCTCATCACCAATGGTGAGCAGTCGGGGACGTGGGGTGATACCACCAACACGAATCTTGAGATCATCGACCGCCTGACGAATGGCGTTGGTGACATCACGATTACCGGCACGACGCACACGCTGACCACTTCGGACGGCGCGCTGTCGGACGGCCAGTACAAGGTTCTGGTATTTGGCGGCACGCCTAGCGGCACCAACACGGTGACGATCTCGCCCAACGATCAGGAGAAGTTGTACTTCATCGTCAACAACTCCGGCGAGAGCATCATCCTGACCCAAGGCTCGGGGACCACGGTTACGGTCGCCACCGGCGCGACGGACATCGTCTACGCGGACGGCGGCGGTGCAGGCGCGAATGTGGCCAGTTTGGGTAACGACATCACGCTGCTCGGCACGTCAGAGGCCAGCAAGGTCGTCACGGCTGATGCAAACGGCGTCGTGATCTTCGACGCCGGTGTGGTCGAAGACGAAACTGCAATCACCTCAACCAGCAACGCAGCGACGATCAACTGCCGCGATGGCAACGTGTTCACGCATGCGCTGACCGAGAACGTAACATACACATTCAGCAACCCGCCTGCCTCTGGGCGCGCCTTTGGCTTCACGCTCAAGGTTGTCCAAGACGCTACAGCCCGCACGATCACATGGCCTGCATCGGTTGACTGGGCTGGGGGTGAAGCGCCTGATGCTCCTGCAAGCAATGAGGTAAACATTTACGCCTTTATTACCCATGATGGCGGCACGACTTGGTATGGCTTCACGGCTGGGGCGGCGCTGGCATGAGCGGTATTAGCACAAAGCTGTTACAGGCTGCTGCTGGCGGCGGGGTTGTTGTTAGTTGGATCGCACTTCTAGGCGGAACAGAAAATGACCTCGGCACTGCCGTAGCCATAGACTCGGCTGACAACATCATTGTGGTGGGTTATACCGCCTCAGACGGCGCTGGCAGCAATGACGTTCTCATCGCTAAACTGCCGCCCAATGGTTCTGGGACAGGGACATACGGCTCTTTTACTTATGAAGCTGCCGTACTTACTGATGCACCCGCCGTTTTAATAGACGCACCTGCCGTACTCACCGATGCGCCCGCCGTTTTAACAGACGCTGTTGCTGTACTGACAGACGCACCTGCCGTCCTCACGGAAGAACTTATAGATATCACGTTATAAGGAGATACAACTATGACCTACACAAAAACACAAGACGGACAAGTCACAAAGTTTCCTTATACTATTGGAGACTTGCACAAAGACAATCCGCAGACATCTTTCCCTCGCCGCATACCTGATGAAATGCTTGCCTCTTATGAGGTATTTGAGGTGGTCGTTGGTGCCGCCCCATCCATCGACGAAACGACCTACAGAGCCGTTCGAGCAGACACGCCCACCTATGCAGGTGACAAGTGGCATCTTGAGTGGTCGGTTGTCGAAAAGACACCAGAGGAAAAACAAAATTATTACAATGCATCCTCTGCAAGAGTTAGAGCCAAACGCAACCAACTGCTGTCGGACAGTGACTGGATGGCCCTGAGCGACAACACCATGACGCCTGAATGGGCTTCCTATCGGCAGGCACTTCGTGACATAACCTCCCAAGGGGGATTCCCCTACACCATCGAGTGGCCAACTAAACCGGGAGAGTGACACATGAAGATTGCAGTATACGCCATCAGCAAGAACGAAGCCTCGTTCGTCGAACAGTTCTGTGAGTCCGCGCAAGACGCGGACCTAATCCTTATCGCCGACACCGGCAGCACCGATGAGACCGTCGAGCTGGCCCGCGCGTGCGGTGCGACCGTGCCTGAAATCTGCATCACCCCGTGGCGGTTTGACAAAGCCCGTGACGCGGCGCTTGCGCTGATCCCACGCGACATCGACATGTGCATCAGTCTCGACCTCGACGAGCGGTTGGAGCCCGGCTGGCGCGAGGAGATCGAGCGCGTTTGGGAACTGGGTAAGACTACCCGGCTGCGGTACCAGTTTGACTGGGGCGCAGGCATCCTGTTCTTCTATGAGAAGATTCACGCACGTCACGGCTACCACTGGCACCACCCGTGCCACGAGTACCCACGCCCAGACGCGCGGATCGACGAGGTCTACGCCCACACTGACATGCTGCTGGTCAGCCACCACCCCGATCCAACCAAGAGTCGTGGCCAGTACATAGACCTGCTGGAGCTATCGGTGAAGGAAGACCCGGCCTGTCCGCGCAACGCGTTCTACTACGCCCGTGAGCTGACGTTCCACCGCCGGTGGGTCGACGCCATTGTGGCGCTGCACAAGTACCTCGAGAACCCGAACGCCAACTGGGCGAACGAGCGGTGCTACGCCATGCGTGTCATGGCCCAAGCCTATGAAGCTCTTAACGACCGTGGGCAAGCCAAGGTCTGGCTGGATAAGGCGACCAAGGAAGCCCCGGGCACCCGTGAACCATGGGTCGAACTGGCTGACCTCGCGCGCAAAACTGAGGATTGGCAGCTGAGCTATGACTGTGCTATACAGGCATTGACAATCAAGGACAAAGCGCTGGTCTACACCATGGACCCGACTGTCTGGGGGGCGAAGCCGCACGATCTTGTAGCGTTGGCGGCGTACCACCTCGGGAAGCGGGACGACGCGGTAGAACACGGCACGCTCGCAGTGGACCTTGAACCCGGCGACGAGCGGTTGAAGCGTAACTTGGAGTTCTACTCCCTCGATAAGGCGGCCTGAGAATGACCATCACCCCATCCTCCACGATTGGCTTCGCGCTGCGCGGTGACACGCTCGGCCGTTGGACTGAGTTTAACCCGGTCTTGCGGACCGGGAGATTGTCCTTGAGACAGACACGAACCAGTTCAAAGTCGGCGACGGGGTGAACGCGTATCTCAGCCTGCCATATGGCGGGATCGTTGGCCCCGTTGGCGACACAGGCCTCACTGGCCTCACAGGCGACACGGGCGCGACTGGTCCGCAAGGTATCCAAGGTGTGCAAGGCGTGCAGGGTATCCCAAGGTCCGACCGGTCCGCAGGGCCTCACAGGCAACACAGGCGCTGACTCTACGGTTGCTGGCCCTACCGGCCCGCAGGGTGCGCAGGGTGCGCAGGGTATTTCAATCACGTTCAGGGGCGAAGTCGCTACTGTCGGAGATTTGCCCGGCGATGCTGAAATAAACGATGCGTACGTCGTTGTTGCTGATAGCAACCTGTATGTCTGGAGCGGTTCGGAGTGGGCCAACGTCGGGCTGATCCTAGGCCCGCAAGGGCCGACTGGTCCTACGGGTGCAGACTCAACGGTGCAGGGCCCA